CGCCCCTTACCTAACTTACGGCGAAGTAAGCCATGTTGATCTAACTGAGATTTCAGACTTTGTAACTAAGTTGGCTACCGCTGGCGTACTTATGCCTGATCCTAAATTGGAAGATTACTTGCGCGACTTGGCTGGATTGCCACCTGCTGAGCATGACGGTCAAGCGGCTTATGGCGCTCCAGCAATGCCAGAGGGTGCTGACGCAGCAGGTTTTGATAATCCGCCAAGCCTAGAGTCAGAACTTGATGTTCCAGAAGGACAGGAACCGCTAGACGGCGATTTGGAGTAGACCATGGCAATTAGGTTCGGCTCTGGCTCTGATGGCTCCAGAAACCCTTTAACGGCTGAAGAAGCGGCAATGGCGAGAGTCCTCGTCAATGCTATTCGTAATGCCACGGACAAGATTAAAGTAGATGAGTTGGCTCGTATTTTGAGCCGATTAGACGCTGACACCTTGGATAAATTATTACGAGAAATTACCCTAAGAGGCGATGCTCAAAAGATCGAAACTCAGATTCTAAGCATTATTGATATTGGCGGTAAAGAGGCTATCAAAGGTTTAAGAGAGATAGCCCCGCTATTAGCACTTCCCGCTTTCACCCCGACACCAGTTAAGATTTCAAATCCTGCTTCTATGGCTAATATGGATTTCACCAAGATTCCTAACTGGGCAAGCGCAAACCCGCAACCGATTCAGTTCAATCTTTCTTTCAATAAGACAAACCCAAATTCACTTGCTTACGCTGCTCGCAGAGCAGGTCAGTTGGTAGTAAGTATTGACGATTTAACCCGTGAAGCAATCCGCAAAATTATTATTGATTCTTTCAATGAGCAGATTGATGTTCGCCGCACAGCAGTTCGAATCAAAAACATAATTGGTCTACATCCAAAGTGGGCTGAAGCCGTTCGAAAGTTTGAGAATCGTGAACTAGACCGTTTAATTAAGGCTGGTATCAAAGAGGCTCAGGCTATCGAACGCGCCCAGAAATCAGCAACGGCTTATGCGGATCGTCTAAAGAGCGCTCGCGCTAAAACTATTGCTCGTACCGAAATTCAGATCGCACAAAATGAAGGTCGAATGGAAGGCTATCGTCAGGCAGACGAAGCGGGCTACATTGATCCAGCAACAATGAAAATGTGGATTACCGCGCCAGATGAGCGCACCTGTGATATTTGCGCTCCGCTAAATGGAGAAGTTGTACCTTGGCTCGGAACTTTTTCTATCGGATTAGATAAGCCAATAGTTCACCCTAATTGCCGTTGTACCTTTGTTCTGATTCCACCAGATCGCGGCACCCAATGAAAGTTATTAAGTTTGCGCCTGGACTTGTTCCAGTTCTAAAACATGGCACCCACGACCAAAAGGATCACGGTAATTGGGCGCGTGGCGGCGGCGGTAATGAATTAGGACACCGAGCAATCTATAACTTACAAAACGGTGTATCAGATACTCTTAAATCAGCCGTTTACGCAGGAGAAGCAAATCATAACGGTCATCAGAAATTCTTTAATCCCTTAGAAAAACCTTTCCCACCTAATAATCGTGACGAATATTCGACCTCAGCAGAATACGATAAAGCCTATAAAGAATATTCTAAGAAATTTGACGAATGGGCTAAAGGCGAGGGCAAAAGGCTTGAATCTGATTTAGGCAAAGAACTTTTAGATGGCAGTAAGGCTGGAGTTCAAAGATATGTTAATAAAGTTACAGATAGCGATTGGTTTACTGAAGCGTTTGGTGATGGCGGAATAATTGGTACACCAAAAGTAACTTTAACAAGTAGTAACCGTGTTATAGGTCAATATACCCTTGGGGTAAAAAATGGAGTTGGCATTAGCGGTTTGGCTATACACAAATATAATATGCAAGACGAAGTTACTATCCTCCATGAACTTGCCCATTACGCAACTGCGATTAACGAAACTAATAAATTTGCCTCGCATGGAGTAGAGTTTGCTAAAAATCATCTTTATATTCTTGACCACGCCATAAGCCCTGCTTATGCTGATGGACTTGAAAAGTCTTACAGAGAGGCGGGTGTTCCTCTTGGAAAATAAAGACTTTGAGTACGAAATTAGTGATCCAATAGACCCAAGGTTTATCCCTGTCCCATATCAAGGTGAAGTTCTAAAACATCAAGAGCATGACCAGTCCAGCCACGGTAATTGGGCTGAAGGTTCTGAGGGATTAGATTCAATGCCCTATGCGTGGAATCCTAAAACTAAGCAAGGTTTAGATTTTGCCACAGAATTAAGTGCTACTGGCTATAAAGCAGGAAAAAAAGAATTGAAAGAGATAGCAGAATCTCCGATTGCTGTAAGAATTCGTGAAACAAAATTAGATTTGATAGTCGAAGATGGTCGTTTTAAAAGTCTTACCGAAAAACCAGATCAAACAAGTGTTTACGAGATAAATTATGCAGAGGGTCGTTACGATTTAGAAAAAGGCTTATGGGGTGTGCCAGAAAACGCAAATAGTCCGATTTATGGCTATCTGGATAGCCCGCTTCATGTTGGCGTAGATAATATGACAAGAATGTATGGCGATGTAAAAATAGTTTTGAAAGACACAGTTTCAAATAGGACAACTATGTCGGCTGGAGATTCCGCAAATCATGGTCTAATACCAGTTCGAATGTCAGATGCTCGAAGTGGCAATTTAACGAACGCGCAGGTACATGGCACATACATAAGTCGAGCCTTCCAAAGAGGCGCGGATACGGTATCGCAACCCATTACCTCTATGCGAGGAAAAAGCAAGATTGATTACTTTGAGGCACAAATCCATGGTGGAATAACACTTAATGACATTAAATCTGTAACATTAAGTAAGTATTCTACTTTTGCGGAAGGCACTCTCTCAGCGCTTAAAGAAAAAGGAATTGAGGTGGTTTATTATGACTAATATTGTTATTGATAACCCAGTTACCCGTCAGCGTGAAACACTCACTCAAGCCCAGTTCAATAGTTATATGGCACAAACAAATGGAGATGTCCTTGATTGGATTGTTGAGCCAGTTGCCAAACACGGCGAACACGACCAGAAAACTCACGGAAATTGGGCTTCGGGAAATTACGATAATCTTGCGGATTGGTTTAAAGACGAAGTAAAAGTCTTTGAGTCCGAAACCGAAAAAGAAGTTTATTTTATGGATAAATTGTTTAGCCAGCGGATCAAAGGTTTTACTGAGGCTGCTTATCCTGAGTTTTCAGCGGTAATAAGCAGATATGAAAGCGCTGCTGGTTATCGTATAAATGAGGCTTTGCGCGATCCCTTAATAAGTGACGATGCCTACCAACCAACGATTGATGCACTTGATAAGGCAATGGATATTGCCCCGCCGTTATCTGAAGAATTGGTTGCCTACCGAGGCGTTAAGGGCAACGGATTAGATTTCTTTACTACTAAAAAAGTTGGAGATACTTGGGAAGATAAAGGTTATACATCTACAACTATTGATGCTGGAGTCGCTCAACAATTTGCTGGCTCTCAACCTTATTATGATGGATTAGTATTTCGTATGAAGTTACCCGCTGGCACAAAAGGAATTTTCCCTGCGGGCTACCACGAACCTATGTATGGATGGACTCCCTCCACCACCGAGGCTGAGTTCCTGATCCCAAGAAACAGTAAATTTAAGATTGTGGCTCAGCGTGGCAAGATTTGGGATATAGAATTGGTGAAACCATGAACTTAGAAAAATTCCAATACTCATCTTCCAAAGGGCTAAGCCTTGTCATGGAAAAACATGGCACCCACGATCAAAAGACCCACGGCAACTGGGCGACTGGTGGCACCGTTTACACAAGCATTATTGACCGCTTAAGCAAGAAAGATGTCACAGGATTCAGCCTAGATATTTCTAGCCGTAGCCAACCTACTAGCGGGTATATGTGTTCCAATAATGGGGCTGAGGAAGCAGTCCCGTACAAAGATTTTTTCTCAAGCCGAGATAAGAGCCGAGAATATCTTTTAAACTATATTGAAAAGAACGCAGACGCACTCAGCGAGCGCGGAGCCTATTTTGGTATATGGGTTGTAAAAGATCAAGGAACCGTGTATCTTGATGTATCACGCCGTTACGATTCCAGAGGCGAAGCAGTTCGCGCTGGATTTGATAACGACCAGCAATCTATTTACGACATAGAACAAGACCAATACATCTACATGAAAGACGAGGAAAATGACCGAGCAGACAAATCCGTTACTGGTGGAAGTTCCGATTCCAGTCAATCAAATGACCCCAGAGCAAAAGAAAGCCTTCGCGGAGGAGATTCTCAACGCAATCGAGGGCAATCGCCCCATGTCTGCCTCGGACGATACCAAGGCGTAGAAAAACACTTACAGGGTCAGCATGACCAAGCCACACATGGCGCTTGGGCTAGTGGGCGCTATGGTGCGGATTCAGTTAAGTCAGCAAGAGATGGCGCAAAAGAGTACGCCTTTACAATAGGGCTGAAGCAAGACGATTCTATTGACTATACAAAAGTTGTTGCCAATCGTGAACGCGCCTCTCGCATTGCGGATATTTATGAAACTCTGCCAAAAATGGATCGAGATGCTGTTGATGAATATGAGGCATTAGCCTCTGAGGTTACTCAGCAATTTGATTACATGACCAAAACCCTTGGGATCAAGGTTGAGTTCGTTGCAAGTGATCCATATAAAACTTCGAAAGAAATGTTTGACGATGTAAGCACAGGTAATTTAAAAGTTTTACAGACCGCTACTACAGGCGCTCACCCAATTTTCTCCGATACGCAGAACGATATGTTCCGAGCAGTTCACGATTATTTTGGACACGCGGCAACAGGTCGAGGATTTGGGCAAGACGGTGAAGAAGCCGCATGGGTTCATCATTCGCAAATGTTTACAACAAAGGCTCAAGCGGCAATGTCTACCGAAACACGCGGTCAGAATTCATTCTTTAATAATCGCGGTAAGCAGTTCGCTGACCAAAAGGTTGCCTTGTTGCCAGAGGAATTTTGGGCAGTTCCAAAGGTATTCCAAAAAACCTACAAAGTAATTAAGTTTGCGGCAGGTTTAATCCCGACCTTTAAACACTTACAAGGTCAGCACGACCAATCTACTCACGGCGCTTGGGCTAACGGCGGCTATACAGATGAAGAAGCCTCTCGTATTGCCGCTATGGAAAACTTAGGTCCAACCTTTGACGATTTAAATTCGTTAAGTGAGAGTATGGATCAAGCCGACATGAGCGATCTAAAAATGATGGTTGAAAATGACCAAGGTTTATACAGTCAAGCCATTGACGGAATTGAAGAAAGAGTTGCCGCTTTAGTCGAAGAAAACAAATATGAGTACGAAGATAAAAAACTTACTGACGAAGCAAACGAAGGTTTATACAACCGCTATTACGAAATGGTTCAAAGTGAAATGATTGACGACTTTATCCAAAATGATGACGGCACTCTCGCTGAGATGTGGCAAGAGCAAAACGGCGGCGGCGGTTTTGACCAATACCAAATGATAGATAAATTAAATGAAGTCTACGGTTTTGAATACACAGGTAAAAATGCCTTTGGAACAGAGATGACTCTAAGAGCGGAAGTTGCTGAGATATTTCAAGTTGATGAGGATACTTTAGGTTTTCGAGGTCAGATTCTTAATGATGACGGAGATGAAGTTGGAAGGCTTGAGCGAACTTTTTATAGAAATGAAACTGGCGGCTGGAATGTCGAGCATGATTATTTCAAAATTGACGATGAGGAGGCTCAAGGAACTGGGTTCGGATCAAAATGGATTCAACGCCAAGAGGATTGGTATATCGCAAAAGGCTTTGACGCTATAACAGTTGGAACAGCATGGGATGGCGCTCGACATTGGGCGCGGGCTGGTTATGACTGGAATCCAAATGAAATGGACGCAAATCTAGGTCAGTTGATGCAAAATGTGAGAATGTCTTTTGAAAAGTTTGATGTTGGCACAGAATCACGAACCGAGTTTGATAACTTAATAGGTAGAATGGTTTTTGGCTACGAAAAAGGTCAAGTAAGCCCACGCTTACCAGACGATTA